AAGAATAGATGTAACAAAACCACCAGCATTATCTGTTATTTGAAATTCATTAGATGTTCCTGCTGAAGAACCACCACCACCACCACTTCCTGTGTCTACAGTTATAGGAAATGTTGAGCCATCACCTTTGGTAAAAGTTATAGTATTAAGAGACACAGATGCTGTAGTCATTAAAGAGCCTGTGTCTGTTGCTACTCCGGTTAAGTTAGAGCCATCACCTTGAAAAGATCCTGAAAATGAACCACTAAATGCATTTGTGAATGAAATTAAGTCAGTATTATCATCATAACATAAGTAAGTTTTTTCATTTGTAATAACTCCTGATGCTGTGATTTGAGATATGTCTGTTAAAAATGTTGGCTCTTGTGGTCTAACTAAAACTATACCTTCAGTTGCATTTGCTACTTGAACTACACCTACCCTAGCTTCAAAGTAAGGTGCTGGTGGGCGAATATTTGTATATGATCCAGATGTAGTATTTGATAAATATAATATATCTCCTTCAGTGAATGCGGATGTATTTAAGTCTCTAACTGCACCAAATGTGGTAATATATCCTGATTGATTATCTGCAATTTGCTCTGTAGCTACTCCTAGAATTTGATCTGCCTCAGTTGTATCTTTAAATGACTTTATTGAAGATACAGCTTTTTCTATAGTTACATTAGCTCCAACTGCTCCTGTTATTCTAACAGCATCACCATTATTAATTACAACACCTGATGTATTTTTGGCATAAACATGCTCTTCTTGTCCTACCTGCAATCGAACATCTGAACCTTGCATGTCAACAGTAATAGTTTTATTATTATCATCCCAATACATTCTACCTGTAGTATGTCCAGATTGAGAATGGTCTGTATTGAATTGTAATTCTTGAAGATTAACTATTGAATTAGAACCACTAACTGTTAATGAGCCTGTTATAACAGCATTACCAATAAATGGAAAAGTTGATGAAGCACTTCCTGTGTCTACTGTAATAGGGAAAGTTGAGCCATCACCTTTAGTAAAAGTAATTACATTTAAAGCTGCTGAAGCTGTTAATAGTAAAGAGCTAGTGTTAGTTGTTTCTGTTCCTCCAGTATTTCCAAAAGCACTTACTGCTACTTGATCTAAAAATCTTACTTGATTAGCCATTTAATTTCTTTTATTATAAATATTATCCATTTGATATAGTTGGCACTCCTCCATTATTCCATAATACACCTGCTACTAAAGGATCAGTTGTTGGTAAGTCATTTAAAGATATTAAAGAGGGTGACTCAGGTTGTACTGCAATTGTTGTAGGTGGAGTGGATAAACTTATATTTCCACCTTGAGTTTTTCTACTTCTTCCATCATCTGTAGTTTGGGGATTAGCTTCATATCTTGCGGGGTTAGAGTCAGTTTCTAAAGAAAATATAATTTTTGATTTTGCATTGTATTTTTTTACTGCGGTTGTTTCTTTTTGAACAACATCCGGAATAATATACCCATACATTTTAATTGAAAATTCACTTCTAACTGATCTATCTTTTCCTTGATCTAATTGGGTAGCTATATTGAAACTATCAATTCTAGCTCTAAATTTAAATCTTGATGGATTACCCCAATATGAGTCAGATGCATAATTTATTGCCTCTACAATTTTATTTAACTGTTCAACATAGTAAGTTTGAACAATACAATCATAAGTTAATGTCACATAATCAGGAACAACATTTGCTACAAATTGTTTTGTTGGAATTGAGTTATTTAGTAAATTAAAATTACTATAGAAATTTTTAGTATTATAAGATTTTTGCCAAGAAGTATAAACACTAGGATAATTAGAATCTAATTTATTAGTTAAAGCTCTATTTTTTTCTATAGAATTTCTCTTAAACATAATAATAGGATTCATTATAGCTCCTTTTTTGTCTCTATAATATCCATCTTTTTGAGTTGATTTCCATCTTTCTGGTGAGCCATAAATTACAGGAACCGCAATTCTTTCTCCATTTTGTATAACAAAAGGTCTAATTACATTGTCAAAATAATACATTATAGATTCATCAATGTCTTTAATACTAACTACAAAGGGTTTTGTAGTGTCATCTTTAAAAGACATTTTAGTTGATCTATTAAAATCAACATTGGCCTCATTTGTAGGAGGAAATTGTGCTCCCTCACTAGCATCATTAGGATTACCCCTTTGTGCATCATAAGGAGTTATTAAATCGTTTGCAATTTCCTTTTGAGATTTTGGTATGGGTTTTCTATATCTTTTAGCCATTTATTCTTCCTTTCTCTAATTGTATTTTATCAACTGGAGTATAGTGGGTTTTACAAATAATTGATAAATCACTACCAAAATTACTTAATCCCGGGTTTATTGGATTAGGAGCAAAATCATAATCAGGATCTTTACCTACAAATAATTGGTTTCCTACTACATCATCTACTTCATAATACCCTCCATAGTAATAAATTATGTCTCCTACTTCGGGAACTAAGTCAGCTCCAAAGTAATCTCCTTGATCAAATTCTTCATTAAAGTCTAAGTTTCTTTGTAGTAAATCATCACGTAAGAATTTAAAATCAATTAATTGATTGTATTGTACACCAAAATCGTCATCTGGGTATTCTTGATCTGATCTTTGTATTAAACAACTTAATATAATGCCAGTATAATAATATTTAGCTCCAGCAGCTTCCCCATATAGGTTAACTTTAGTTTCACCTAATTTAAATTTATAATAAACACACTCTTGGGAAATAATGTCTCCCATTAGCTCTCTATTGAGATGCCTAAATAAACTTATATCTCTTTGACCACCGTATAATGCCATATTATCCTATAAAAATTGTATATGGAACTTTATTTAATTCTTTTTCTAAGTAATCACCTTCTTGTGATTTTCTTTCTAATAACTTATCTCTTGATGTTTCATCAAAATAAGCTCTTAATTTTTCTCTTAATGCTTCTTTTTCAGATGTTGCTGCTGAAATTAAATCTGATTGATTTAAAGTAACATCTGCATCTGGGATTGGTATGGTTGAGTATTTACCCCTAACATATCCTAAAATTTCTTTTGCTATTGCTAAAGTCATTTCAAAAATCCAAGCTCTACCTATTGAATTTATTTTATTATAATCAGGATTAGTGAATGGGACTTCAGCTACATTTGTTACTTTTCCTGTTCCATTTTCATANGGATTATTTCTTTCTGATTTTTTAATATATTGGAATATTAGTTTACTAACATTATCTTGTGGAATTGGAAATATTTTTAATCTATTATTTATTAATTCAAATGAGTAATTAGATCTTCGTATTTGATCATTAAATTCAATTGCTTGAATTGTTTGTAAATCATAATTAATAGGCATCATCATAAAATTAATAGCAGGTGACATTGAACCCCATCCAAAATTATCCATTAAATTTATCATTCCAGTTCCAGTTCCACCATAAGGATCGAAGTATCTTGTTATTGCAGGGGGAGCTTCATAAAATATTCTTTTTAATTCTATTGAGTCATTAGCTTGTAAATTTGCGTTAGATGCAGCCCAATCATTCATATTATACTCTTGCTGACCATTAATTAAATCTAATGAACCCGAGTACCAAGTCACATTTCCCCCAACACCTGCTTCAACACCATATTGCTCTGAAATTCTAACAACTGAGGCTAAATTTGGTGATATAAGTTGAATATTGGCATTTTCACTATTTGATGAGCCTTCTAATGATAGATAATTTTCTCTTACTTTATAAGCATATAATTCATTTCCATATATTGTTACAGCTTCCTCAAAAGCAGTATAAAATGAGCCAGATTGAAGTTCAACATCAGCCAGAGGCCAACCTAATCTTCTAGCGCAAAAATCAGCTACTTTATCAGCATCATTTTTAAAATCTAAGTCATTATCATAAAAGCCAAATGGGGTTTGACCTGCAGCAAAAGTTGATGTTCCTGTCCAAATAGGTATATTCATAATTGTTTAATTAAGTTGTTGCTATAAAATACTCAACCTTAGCACTACTACCTGAGGGTTCAACTGATACGGCCATTATATCATCATATGTAAATGTATTAGTTAAACTACCTGTAATATCACTTGTAGAAAGCATAAATGTCCCACCTGCGGCTATTGAAAAATTTAGTAACTCAGTGGAGGAGGATACTTTTAGGTTTAATGGGATTGTTGATGAGTAGTTTGAGATTCTACCATATTTAAAACTTCCAGTTTGGAATGTTCCCGCTCCAGGTAAATTACTATATTTAAAAATTGTTGTTTCACTCCCTGATGGAACTGTTACTATTCTATTGTCAATATTCTCAATATTTGGAATTGTAAGATTATAATCAGTTCCTCGCTCTGTGCCTTCAATCAATACACGTTCTCTTATTAAAAGGGTAAAATCAGCCATTAGTTTTGATTATAAATATTAAGAATTTTAATTAGAATAAAAAAAGACCTGACTTAAAAAGCCAGGCCTTAATTTAAATTATATCGATTAAAGATATTCTTATACTAGATCAACATTACTAACGAATACTCTACCATAGAATTCAGGTCGAATCATCTTCTTAGCATATCGAGTTAAGAGACCTTTTCTAGGAGTGAAGGTATCTGGATCGTATACTAGAGGAGTCATAATCAAAGGAATATATGGAGCAAATACAGCGCCNGTTTCAAGGAATTGATTTCCTCTATAACCCATCAATATAACATTTTCAGTCATATATGGATTTTTATAAACGTCGTATCGACTATTCATTTGGCCCATTTTCTGGATACCGAATGCAAATTTACCTTTTGAAGCATCACCATCAGCGTTTGAAGCAAATCCTGGGATTGATTCAATGATAGTAGCAACTGAAGGAGAAATCATACAGAAATTAGCACCACCTCTAAGAGTCTTTTGGTGAATTTTGTTTGATACCTTTTGCATTTTAGTTCCTAAAGTTTGGAACCATTGTCCTTGTGAATTGAAGAAACCTAAGTCTGAGTATCCTGTTTTAGCAGCATTCAAAGCTTGGTTATTTTGTGC